AGATTAGAGAAAGAATTATTAAGTGATGAAAATGCCATTGCTTTAATCTCTATTGATAATCGAGTAGAGAAAGCATATAAGCAATTACACGCAACATTAAAAACCATAGATAGCGAACGCCTAAGAATATTAAAAGCTGATGGTGAAGTTGAATTCTCTATGGTTAAAAAAGAAATAGTTAATAAGTAAATCAATCATACTTGCAAGGAATAGAGAAGGGCTACTTTAAAAGGTAGCCTTTTTTTTTATCGCCACGTTATACCAGCTCGAGCATGCAGTTTAGAATGATTCTAATGTAGATGCCATTATGAAAACTATTAAAGGTTAGTAAGTGGTTATCAAGTAGCCCATAAGATACGCAATCAAGGTTGCTATAAGTTTATAAATAATAGAAACCATAAAAGAAATTATTAAGAAAATTTCTATGGGGTGTTATAGATTTTTTCTAGAAAGTCAATAAGTTTATAAAAATATATTTTATCTTGGAATAACAAGGGCATAGGCAGGTCGCCATGGGGGGTGGGTGCTATATCCTATACGCCACTGCTGGAAAATCAGTAGAAATCAATGGTAACCACTTTGGTGGCCACATTAGTATGGTACCTGTGGGGTCCCCCCTCCACATGGGAGTCCCTAATAGTGTCATTGGGTAATATATATAGGGGCCCGGGGGGAGGCCTTAATACCATTATACACCCTAATACCGATTTTGTCAATAACAAAATAAATAATGTAAATAAAACAAATAAATGTATTGACAGAATCGTCATACATGTGTATAATAGGTAGATATACAGTAGTTACCAATGGGTCACACAGATATATAAGGTAAACAACCAAGGACATTCACGGAAACTACTGGTTTATAAGGAAAAATTACATGGCAATCAGAGAAATATACGGATCTATCGGCAAAGAGATGATAAACGGCAAGTTCTATAGCATACCTGAAGAGCAATATAATCAAATATTTGGTAAAAAAACTAAAAAAAAGTGCGGACAATCAAAGAAGACATCATCTCGTGGTCAAAAGACTTCTTAGAGTTACCCAATAAAGACTTAGGTAACAAACCTGTATGCCCTTATGCTAAAAAGGCTAGGCTATCTGGGCAAATTAACATAGTTGTAGAAGAATCTGGAGAAAAATTACTACAAACTATTGTAAACCAGTGTAATAAGTTTACAGAATCTGGTAAAAAAATCTGTATTGTAGCTTGTCCAGACCTTGAGACTACAGCAGATGAGATTGATAGCTATGTACACGCACTAAATTATGTGTATGTACCAAAAGATATCTACTTAATGGCATCACATCCAGGCAATGACCTAGAACCTGTAGAGTTTTTAGAGAATACTGACTGGGAATCAGACAATGAGTTTCTAATGGTTCTAATACAACCATTCGAAGAGCTGGAAAAAGCAAGTTCTAGTTTAAATAAGATAGGATTTTATAAGGCTTGGCCTAAAGAGTACTATCAATCTACAGTAACCAAACGCAAAATATATAGGAGATTACTATGCGAGGAATGAAAAAGACTTCAAAGAAAAATAAAAAAACTATGAAGAAGACTAAAAAGAAAAACGAAAAAAAAAAGTAAAAAAGTCCTCTAAAAAAGGATTACTAATAGTTATATCATAATGACTTTTGCAGAACTAGCAGACATGTTAAATAAAAAATCTAAGGAGCAAATCGCCCATGCAACTAGACAACGGAATAACAAAAGAAAAAGAAAAAATGCCAATAAGCTGCAGGAACTGCGATCATAGCTGTCACTGTGGCAACAATGGTGTCTGTGTATCATGTAAATGTGCAAACTGCGAACATAATGCATTAGATGAATTTTATAATAGGTTAGATGATGGCAAAGAAAAGTACAGTAAATAAAGCAGGTAACTACACACAACCTGGAAAAAGAAAACGTATATTTAATAGAATTAAAGCTCAAGCATCTCATGGTACTGGTGCAGGCAAGTGGTCAGCCCGTAAGGCACAGGCTTTAGCCAAAGCATATAAGAAAGCAGGCGGAGGATATAAGTAATGCCATTTAGTAAATACTCATCAAAACAAAAGAAATTAGCTCGTGTAGCTGCCCCTCGAGATAAAATAACTGGAGCAGATTTAAAGAAGGTAAGGAAACGTGGCACTAGCAAAAAGTCAAAGAAGCCTAAAGTCATGGGGAAAACAAAAATGGCGAACTAAGTCAGGGAAGAAATCTTCTGTGACTGGTGAACGCTATCTTCCTGAAAAGGCAATCAAAGCATTATCTTCTGCAGAATATGCTGCGACCACAAAGGCAAAACGAAAAGCTAAAGCTAAAGGTAAACAAGTTTCAAAACAACCAAAGAGTATTGCTAAAAAAGTAAGAAAGTATAGAAAAATATCATAATGGCTAAGTCACCTGCATGGACTAGAAAAGAAGGCAAGAATCCAAAGGGTGGATTAAATGCTAAAGGTCGTGCAAGTTATAATAAAGGCAAGACTAAGACTGGCAAAAAAAGAAACCTTAAAGCACCAAGTAAAGTAAAAGGTAATCCAAGAAGAGCCTCATTCTGTGCAAGAATGAAAGGGATGAAAAAGAAATTGACCTCTGCTAAAACAGCAAGAGATCCTGATTCAAGAATAAACAAATCATTAAGAGCATGGAATTGCTAAAGGAGATAATATGGATAAACTAGTAAAGATTAAAGATAAAATTATAGCTATGCCAAAGCATAAGCAAATTGCTTTAGCTATTGCTGTAGTTGCAGTAATAATTGTTGTATGCTTCTAGACAAAAAAGAAACAACAGAATTAACTGAGAAACAAAAGATATTTCTGTCTGCTCTATTTGGAGAAGCAAATGGTGAGCCTAGAGCAGCAGCAGAAATTGCAGGCTATGCTCCCACCTCATATCCGAAAGTGGTACAAGGTTTAAAAGACCAGATCATAGAACGTGCCGAAACGGTATTAGCAGCACACTCACCAAAAGCTGCCTTAAGCATAGCCAATGCAATTGATGATGACGGTTCTATACCAGGAGCAAGTATTAGAATGGAAGCAGCTAAACAAATACTTGATAGAGTAGGTTTAGTCAAACGAGAAAAATTAGATATTAATGCCAAAGTCGCCCATGGTATTTTTATACTGCCAGCCAAAGAAGCATAATGAAATCTATATTATATAGAGTATATATTTGGTCAGGAAAAATACATAGTTGGTCGTGGACAATGCTATATGGGAAACGAAACAATGAGTCTAGGTCATAGAAAAAGAATTGCAAGAACTGTTCCATTTGGATACAAAGTAAGTGAACAAGACGAAAAATTATTAGAGCCGATTCAAGAGGAACTCGAAGCTATAGAACAAGCAAAACAATATATTAAAAGTTGTTCCTATCGAGAAGTTGCTGGTTGGATGGAAAGAAAAACGGGTAGATATATATCTGCTCCTGGCTTACGGAAGGTGCTATCAAGAAGTGAATGATATACCACCACCTAAAAAGAAAAAGAAAACTATAGCTAAAGCAAAACGATCTGCTAAAGCTAGCATTAGTGATATAGCTAAACAAGTACAGAAAGCAAAAGATGATTATCACAATGCACAAAAAAAGTTAAAAAATAAAAAAGAAGCTATTAAAAAAGCTGATGATACTCTAGAGAATAAACAAAATATAGTTATTGAAGATGATCTAGAAATAGTACCACCAAATGTAAAGAAGGCAGTACAAGAACAAGAAGTTATATTTGAGGCTAATGAAGGTCCTCAAACTCAGTTCTTAGCTGCATCAGAACGAGAAGTATTCTATGGTGGTGCAAGAGGTGGAGGTAAATCATATGCAATGCTTATTGATCCGCTACGATATTGTGATAGACAAAAACATAGATGTTTATTAATTAGACGTTCTATGCCAGAACTAAGAGATTTAATTAATCACTCACAACAATTATATCCAAAGGCTTATCCTGGAGCTAAATGGAGAGAACAAGAAAAGGAATGGAGATTTCCATCAGGAGCAAAAATAGAATTTGGATATGCTGAAAACACTACTGACGCACTTAGATATCAAGGTCAGTCTTATACATGGATTGGAATTGATGAGCTACCACAATATCCCAATGCAGATATTTATAATTTTTTAAGATCGTCTCTTAGATCAGTAGATCCTGAGATACCAGTATATATGAGAGCCACTGGTAATCCTGGCAACGTTGGGTCAACATGGGTAAAAGAAATGTTTGTAGATCCAGCTACACCAAATGAAAGGTTCTCAATAAATATTCAAACACCAGTTGGTAATAGATCTATAACTAGAAGATTTATACCAGCTAAGTTACAAGATAATCCTTATTTAATGCAAACAGAGGATTATTATATTATGCTGGCTTCTTTGCCTGAAGTGCAAAGAAAACAATTCTTAGAAGGAGATTGGGGGGCTTATGAAGATGCTGCTTTCCCTGAGTTTAACAGACAAGTACATGTAGTTAAACCATTTGACATTCCTAGAAATTGGCATAGATTTAGATCTTGTGACTGGGGATACTCATCTCCTGCATGTGTACTATGGTTTGCTATAGATTTTGACAATAATCTTTGGATTTACAGAGAATTATATACAAAAAAAGTTGTAGCAGATGCATTTGCACGAAAAGTATTAGAGATGGAACATGGTGAGTATATTCGTTATGGTGTATTAGATTCCAGTACTTGGGCACGAAGAGGTGATGTAGGTCCAAGTATAGCAGAAACAATGATAACTGCAGGATGCAGATGGCGACCATCTGATAGATCACCTCGAAGTCGTATAAATGGTAAACTAGAATTACATAAACGTTTATCAGTTAGAGACAAAGGAGATAAAAAACAACCTTCTCTTTTTGTTTTTGATAATTGTATAAACTTAATACGAACACTACCTCTACTACCGTGTGATAAAAATAATCCAGAGGATGTTGATACACACACAGAAGATCATGCATACGATGCACTACGTTATGGTTGTATGTCTCGCCCCATTAACACAGAACGAGATGGTTTTGATGGATTTAATAAAATTAAAACATTTAAACCAGCAGATAGAATATTTGGATATTAATGGACATAGACAATAAAAAATTAAGAGTAGGATTTCAAGACCTTACTATAAAGGTAGAAAATCCAGATTTTAAAAAAGACAACTTAACAGATTGTTATGGTCAGTACTTACAACGTGAGAACACCATACAAATAAATGCAGGACTAGAAACTCATGACTTACTAAATACAGTAATACATGAAATTTTTCATGCATGTTGTTATGTCAGTGGGCTAACACAAAAAGAAAATCCACTTGCAGACGATGAAAAAGAAGAAACTGTAGTAAATAATTTATCTAATATATATCATACAGTTTTAAGAGATAACCCTTGGCTTCTAACATTTATGAAAGAGGCCATATCAAAAACTAAAACTAAGGAGAAGTAACACATGAGTATCATGAAAAAATACAAACAAGGTGATCTAGACGAAGTAAACACTACGCCTAATAGACCTGCTAATAATATGCCAACAGTTGAAGAAGGTGGAAAAAATGAAGATGCACCTAAAGTAAAAACTAATATGGTAGACAATAGCGTATTTTCAAAAGCAGACGAACGAGACTACTAAATAATCCAGTAAGGACAGATAATGGCTATTGAGCAACCAGAAGATACTATCATAAGTTTAGATGATGAGAAAAAAGAAAAAGATCAAAGCTATAATGATTACTCTAATTTACAAGGATTAATTAAAGCTAGATTTATTAAATCAGAAGATGCTAGACTATTTGATGAAAGTCGTTGGTTACGATCTTATCGTAATTATAGAGGTATCTATGGTTCTGACATGTCATTTACTGAAAAAGAAAAGTCTAGAGTATTTGTTAAAATAACTAAAACAAAAGTTTTAGCTGCCTTTGGACAATTAATTGAAGTCTTATTCTCAACTGGAAAATTTCCAATTGGAGTAGAGTCTACGCCTATACCTGATGGTATTGCAGAATATGCTAATACTGGAGAGGAAGAAACTATAGGTGATGATAATCCTAAAGTAGAAATAAAAGACATATATGGCTTTGAAGGTGATGGTAAATCTATAGAACCAGGAACAACTACTGCAGATTTATTAAGAGGATTGTCAGATGATTATGAAGGTGTTGAATTTTCAGCAGGTCCTTCAGTACAATCACCACAGACTCCACAGATAGAACCAGCTAGAGAAGCCGCTGATAACGCAGAAAAGTTAATTCACGATCAATTAGAAGAAACTTCTGCAATAACTATGTTAAGGCATGTTTTATTTGAAATGGTTCTTCTTGGTACTGGAGTATTAAAAGGCCCATTTAGTCATGATAAAATTTTACATAGATGGGAAAAGAATGAAGAAGGATCTCAAGAATATAGACCTCAAAGTAAAACTGTTCCTAAATTAGAAGCAGTAAGTATTTGGGATTTTTATCCTGATCCAGATGCTACTAATATACAAGACTGTGATTATGCTATACAACGACATTCGTTTAATAGATCACAGCTAAGAGCTCTAAGAAATAGGCCATTCTTTAGAGAGCAATCAATACTTGAATGCTTAAGTATGGGAGAAAACTATGAAGTTAGGGGATTTGAAACTGCATTGTTAGATAGAGAAAATGTAGATGATCTTAGTAAAAAACGATTTGAAGTATACGAATACTGGGGGTCAATGGATAAAGACCTAGCTGAACAAGCAGGTTTAGAAATTAGTGAGAATATGTCAGATGGCGATGAAGTGCAAATTAATGCATGGATATGCAACGGACATGTTTTAAGGTTAGTACTAAATCCTTTTACTCCTGAAAGAATACCGTTTCATATATGCCCATATGAAATAAATCCATATCAATTTTTTGGTGTAGGTATACCAGAAAATATGGAAGATGCACAAATGGTAATGAATGGTCATGCAAGAATGGCCATTGACAACTTAGCATTAGCTGGTAATTTAGTATTTGATATAGATGAAACACAACTAGTTCCAGGACAAGACATGAGTATTTATCCTGGAAAAATATTTAGAAGACAGTCTGGTGTAACAGGAACTGCAATTAACGGATTAAAGTTTCCCAATACAGCAACAGAAAATTTAATGATGTTTGATAAGTTTAGACAACTTGCAGATGAATCAACAGGTATACCATCTTACTCACATGGTACAACAGGAGTACAGTCTACAACAAGAACAGCAGCAGGCATGTCTATGCTCATGGGAGCAGCTGCTTTAAGTATTAAAACAGTAGTAAAAAATATAGATGACTATCTATTAAGACCTTTAGGAGAATCTTTATATGCATGGAATATGCAATTTAATAATGATGTTGAAAATATAAAAGGCGATTTAGAAATTAAAGCCAGAGGAACTTCTTCTTTAATGCAAAAAGAAGTAAGATCACAAAGACTAATGACGTTTATGCAAACTGCTAACAATCCTAACATTGCCCCGTTTGTTAGATGGCATTCAATTCTAAAAGAAATTGCAAAATCTTTAGACATTGACCCTGATCAATTAATTAATGATCCAGAAAATGCACAAATTTTTGCAAAAATAATGGGGATGACAAATGGAAATCAACAAGCTCAAGGCCCTAGTGGCGGACAAACTAACATGGGGAATACTCAAGGAGTACCTTCAGAAACAAATCCAGCAGACGCAACAGGAGCTGGAG